GCCGAGAGTTGCCTACGAAAGGTCTCTAAACGATGGTGCTGACGTGTTTCCCCCGGGGTAATCTTAAGGCTAATTCCAATGCCCCCATATGTTTCTTGTTAAGCAGGTGTCTGGTTCCGGCTGGGGGGTCTGTGCAAACCTCCAAAGAGCTGCTCAGGAGAGCTCCAATCCCTTCGGTTACTCAAGGAAACCGGCATATCCTCCTCTTTCCATTCTGGATCTAATCCACAGATACGTGGGTATGCCTGCGCGGGAATCTCAAGATTCACATCAAGTCGGTCACTTTCAATTGAGTACTTCGACGCATGACTATACCAGAGTTCTGGGAAGATGGTCGGAAAACTCCAGTGATCTAACGGCTGGATCGTCTTCAACGAGCGTAGGTAGCTTTCAATGGACAGCTGTACCTCTAGAGTAATTCCATAAAGTCGTTCGACAAGAAGCCGGGTGTTCATCCCTGGTTTCTTCTGTGGTATGCACCCACACTTCATGGCGCCAAGCAACAATTCCGTTTTATAGGAGTCGAAGTGGCCTTTACGGTATAATAAGTCACGAAAAGAAACAGCATTCTTAGATGAATGTTTCTCCGTACAACGAACGCCATACATGCCTAACTCAGCAATAATAGGGCAACCGGGATATTGATATGCAAGAGACAGAGCCTTACACCGCAGCAAAACTACAAGTTTAGAAGTACGCGCACGAGCGTATCTGCGTGATGTCCACCCAAAGCTAGCTAAAACCTTGCGTGGATCTGTGACATTAATAAGGTCTTCCTGATCGAAAACCAAGCCACAGAAGGATGCGGTCGAGATGGTGTCGTGCACCTCGGCCTTAATGATCAAGCCCATACGGGCAAAATCCTCTGCGGTGGGGGGAGTCCCCACCATGGTAAAGAGACCATCGTCCCCTTCAACCACCCCACGTACCTTACTGCATCCAAGTTCAGAACACATGAACTGCATGAGCATCAGGTTTGAAAACCCGTTACCTAAGGACGTGCACATCTCACCGGACATTCTGGTGGCTTCTACCATCACCTTGAAGTCCTTAAAGACACACAAATTGAGGCCACCCAGCACTTCACGTACTAGGCGCATGAATTCCCCCCCATAGGGCAGGTACTTAGTCATGTATGCGTAGAGTTCAAACTCGCACGCCTCCATCAACTGTCGCGTAAACAGACTCTCAAACGCTGTATAGTCTGTAGCGAAGTATTTAGCTCCTTCACGGTACAGAAGTCCCATTATATACTGGGGACGATCTGCAACTGGAACATGCTTTATAAAGGCCTCGTGTCGATACACTTGCTCTTCTATAAGCTTAAAGACGGGCCCCACAGCACACTTGAACGCATCAGAACGTGAGTTGATTGCACGCGCATGCTTGTAGGTTGGATAGTCCTCGTCCTTCATGAAAGAACTGCATCTAAAGTAGCGGTGGGACTTATCTGGGTCCCACATACTCGCAACGCCATCCCATTGTAACTGCAACTCTTTTCGTCGCCAGTCGGGGTAACTGGTGTGGGAGAGCCATGTCTCAACACTCACATCAGCATCAGAAGGTATGGGGGTAAATAACTTCCGGCATCTACGCCTGACAAACCGACGGAATTTCTCCATCAGCGCTGTCTCAGCCGCAGGTGGGTTTCTCAAAAACCTTTTTCTCGCCCCAGCGATAATTGTACCAGTGTCCAGTGAACAAGGATGGGGCCGGACCACTCCGACAGCCCAAGACCCTAAATGCACTTGAACAACGGGCCGTTTCAAGAACGGCACTTCTCGCGGCTTCGAAACGCACGCGGATGGCTTAACGGCATCGATAATGTCCATGACTTCCTCAAGGTATCGATAGCCGTAAGCGTACAATCGCTGCCCTCCTGTCACGGTGGGGCAAGCTAGAAACTTCCTGCGAAGTTGCGCTGGCTGGATTGATACCAAAGCCCAAGCGCCACCTTCGCAGTGTTTCTCGCCACATCTTCACTCTCCTGATAGAGATAACAGTCAATATTGACAGTGTGTGTGGTCTTCGCCGCAATTGCAAGCCTACCCTTGACGACTTCCGCGTCGTCAGCATACATGACAGTTGGTACAGTCAACTGTGCAAGAAGCTCATGTGAGATCATGGAGTAGGATGGGGCACCAGTATGCTCTCCAAACTTGTCAACGTTCAATAGGACGCCATTTAAAGACTTACGGTACGCAATCACGCTGTACCGGGCGTCGTCATGCAACAGCTTTCTCATAGACATAACATCGGCTCGTCTGTCTAGAGCATCCCAATCTTCCTGGGTTAAAGCGTCAAAGCTGTGTGTGGTGCGTTTACTGAAAATCGTTCTGAGCCCACGCTTAGCACAGAGATAGCGGTCCAAAAATACCGCTGCAACCTGATATGTCAAGCCGGCCGCCACAAACTGCCAGCAAATCAGTTCCTCAATAAGTTGAAGATAAATGCATAAGGAGAGAAACATGCACGGGATCAAGCAACATAGGCCAATAAAGCGCCAATAAGTGCGATCCGTCTCATCCTGCCAGCTACAGTGAAAATTCTTTATCTTGTCCGCATGACGTTGGTCTATGCGTTTCCTGTGCAATCCGAGCTTACGTTCAGCATCGGCGAGGCTGATCTTTGCCTCCATGAAGTCCCTGTGTAGGTGCATATTAGCTTCCCTAGCCACACGGGTCTCTTCACTCTGCTCACGCAGCGCGTCCTTAAGGCCATCGGCCTGATAAGTCGCATCTTGCGCGGCTGCGGCCACTGCTTTAGTACCGCCGCGGGTTGGGCCGTTTTTGCCCCCCGACTTCACCCAACCTTTCGAACTGGGGCGCCTTTGACGTGGAGTCCAATCGTCCGGTGGGTTGTTGCGCGTCTTCGCTCCAGGTGGTGGTGACTTTCGTCCAACCTTCCCTCCCTGGCTCGAGCGCAAGACGGCCGGAGGTATGTCTCCAGAGATCAGTCGTGAAGCACCTTCGGACTCGTCCTTGCATTTCTCTTTGTCCTTGCGATGCCATTTGCCGCTATGGGACATTGAGTTTAATGTTCCTGCAATATATCCACTGCCCTTTCGGGAATTAATGTGGCCTTCTACTGTAAGATCGACGGTCAACAACCCCGTCTCATCGGATTACTCGCCGGCACGAGGATCGAGCTACCGCAGTAT